CATTAGAAACATTCCATTTTGAAATATCGCCGTTAAATTTAGATTCTGCAAATAAATAACTCATATCTGTTATGTTAGATACATCAAGATAATTTAAGTCAGCATTTACAGGACTATTTTTAATTATTTGTTTTAATTGTTCTTTTGAAGCTACTTTCATTTAATACCCTTAATACTTTAATTAAAAAAATACTCAGGATAATTAACTTTTAAAAACTCTAAGTGTTTTTCTCTATTATATCCTTTTAATCCAATATTACTTTTATTATTAACTAAATTCCATTTTGATATATCACCGTTAAATTTAGAATCATTAAATATATAAGTTATATCTTTTACATTAGATACATTCCAATTTGATATATCTTTATTAAATTCAGAACTGAAAAACATAGAACGCATATTTTTTACATTAAAAACATTCCATTTTGAAATATCGCCATTAAATTTAGAACAAAAAAACATAGCATACATATTAATTACATTAGAAACATTCCATTCATTAGAAACATTCCATTTTGAAATATCGCCGTTAAATTTAGATTCTGCAAATAAATAACTCATATCTGTTATGTTAGATACATCAAGATAATTTAAATCAGCATTTACAGGACTATTTTTAATTATTTGTTTTAATTGTTCTTTTGAAGTTACTTTCATTAAATGTCCTTCTAAATATAATTATACAATAATTAACATTAAGGTAACATTAAATGATATTTATTTTTTTAAAGATTTTAAATAATCTTTAGCAGTTAATTCTTCACCATCTATTACAATATGTGTAGCAATACCTCTTTCACACATATTTTTTGCGTCGAACCAAAATTCTTTGCCTTTTACCATTTTTTTAAGTTCTTTTTTTGTTAAAAATCCTTTTTTCCCTATTTTAAGTGTTGATATAAGGAATCCAATAATGTGTTTTTTATCAAAATCTATTCTATCTTTCATTTTTTGATAATTACCGTCATATCCACCAGAAAAATTATGATACATTAATCTTGAATTTTCATATATTACACGCTTATCTCCTATTGAAAATGTAAACGCTCCAGCACTGCTCGCGTGAGAATCAATATATGTTGTAGTCCTGCCTTTAAATTTATTCTTAGCTAAATTTACGAACATTTGACATTCTGTTACATATCCACCTGGACTTGAAATTCTTAGTTCTAGAGTATCATTTTTACCAGCTTTCAATAAAGTGTCCCAAACATCATGCAAATTATTATTATCTTCTGAAAATTTACTCACGAAAATTCTATAATTTTGTTTTGTTTCAATATGTTTATCAACGAACATTGAGTGGTGTGTGCCTTTTATTTGTGTTTTTTTATCCATTATTATCCTTTTGTATGATTATATAAAAAAAATGATTAAAAAATGATTAAAAAACAAATAAATCAATATATTTTAGTGAAATACTCAAATACACTTAAGTATATGTATATATATTCCAACAAAATACACAGATACACTTAGATATTTCAGTGATATCTGAATATTCTAAGAGTAACTAAAAATTTATTTTTTAGTTTCTTGTAGTGGTATGATACATTCTGTAGTCAGTAAAGTACTAGCAACAGACACTGCATTCGTAAGTGCTACTCTTTGTACTTTAAAAGAATCAATAACACCAAGATCAAATAAATCACCATATTTATCTGTACTTACATTATATCCATAAGAACGAGATTTTGATAATTTCGTTGCTATTTTATCTGGTGATAATCCTGCGTTTTTAAGGATTTGTTCGAATGGTTGTTTAATAGAATCAAGAACTATTCTATATCCAATACCTACATCACCTGATATTTTCTTCGCTATTTTTTCGAGATTTATTTTATAAAGTGCAGTACCACCACCTATAATGATTCCTTCCTCTTGTGCTGCTTTAATAGCGCCCAATGCATCATCAACACGATCTTTCTTTTCCTTAGTTTCAATTTCAGTTGGTGCTTGTACTTTAATAACAGCAACACCACCAGCTAATTTTGCTATTCTTTTTTTAATTTCAGGTGCCATTAAATCATCTGTTTCTGCTAATTCTTTTAATTCATTAATGCGTGCTTGCACTAAATCATCATTAGCATCCTTACAAATAAGAGATGTTGATTTTGATGTTATAGTAACTGAAGTAGCTGATCCTAAACCTTCTTGTGCAGATGATTTAACACCTTTTTCAGGATCTTGAACAACACCACCAGTCATTACTTGTATATCAGCTAAGTAATCTTGTATATTACCAAATCCAGGTGATTTGACAACAGCTACATTTAAATTTCCGCGCATTTTATTAACAACGAGTGTATTTAGTGCTTCATCATCTATAGTATTACAAATAATAAGAATAGATCTTTTTTTAGTTGTTGCTGCTTCAAGAAATTCTAATATCACTTGTAAATTTGGTATCCTACCATTATATAGTAAAATGTATGGATTGTCTAAAGTAACTTCCATTTTTTTAGGGTTAGTGACAAAATACGGTGATGTATAACCTCTGTAAAATTCCATACCTTTTGTTATTTTTAACTCATCTTTTATACCTTTACCTTCCTCAACAGTAATAAGTCCATCAGCACCAACTTCTTGATTCGCTGTAGCAACAATAGTACCTATGTTTCTATCACCATTAGCTGAAATTGTAGCAACATCAACGATTTCATCATAAGTTGTAACTTCTTTAACTTCTTTTTTTAATTCTTTAAGAACATCAGTAAGTGCTTTTTCCATACCTTGTTTTATTTCAAGTGGATTAGCACCAGCTGTAACATTTTTAATACCTTGAGAGTACATTTTATGAGCAAGAACAGTAGCTGTTGTTGTACCATCACCAGCTTCATCTGCTGTTTTTGAAGCAACTTCCTTTATGAGATTAGCAGCAATCATTTCAACTTGATCTTTTAGTTTAACATTTTTTGCTACAGTAACACCATCTTTCGTTAAGTGACTTCTAAATTTTTCTTGAATAAGAACATTTCTACCTTTTGGACCCATTGTGCATTGTACTGCACTTGCTAATTTTGATATACCAGATAACATTTGAACTCTAGCATCATTCGAGAATATTAAATCTTCCAATCTAATCCTTTTTATTTTATTTTACAATATTTATACTTAAAAATAGTTATCCATTCCAAAATATAAATAATATAAAATAGGTAATAAAATGAGATTTAAAGAATATTTAAAAGAAACAACAGAAACACAGGTTAAAATATTGACTTTACTGTACTTAGCAGAAAACGATTCATTGGTAGAATCATATGATATAGAAAATTTATCAGAAATGCAGAAAGAACTTCTTACAGAAAGTATCAAAAGTTGGTTAGAAAAAGTTGGTTTATCTATAGAAAAAGGTTCTGGCCTTATTGATTACGTGACACAATTTTCGATTGGTGTAGGTAAAATAATTTTAGCTGCTATTAAAGGTGATAAAGACGAAGTTAAAAAAATAGCTAAAAAAGTTACGAAAGAAAAAGTCCTTGATTTTTTATTAAAATTAGATTTAATAACATTACATATTGTAACTGAACCTATACACATTATAGATGCTTTAACTGGGTGGGAATTATATGTTAATATAAGAAATTTAGCTAAGGCTGCGGATGATGAAATAAAAATATTTTTTGATTCAATAAAAAATGTTAAAGGAACGTTAACAAAAATGCTAAGTGGTAAACAACAACAAAAAATGTTATCATATACTAAAAGATTAGAAAATAGCATACCAAAAAAATAACATTTTAAATATTGATTTATGAACAAATAATATTATATAAGGAAGATTATGATGTACTCAGATATATTCAATGAAGCGTTTAATGAAGTAATTAGATTAGAAGGTGGTTATGTAAATAATCCAAATGACCCAGGTGGAGAAACAAAATATGGTATTTCAAAAAGAGCATTCCCTAATATAAATATTAAAGATCTTACAATAAGTGATGCTCAAAAAATTTATTATGATAATTACTGGAATACAAAAAGATTAAATTTAGATAAAATTGCTGATTATAGTCCTAAAGTTGCTATAGAATTATTTCAACAAGGTGTAAATTCTGGTGTAAGTACCTCAGCAGAAAATTTACAAAAAGCTCTTAATCTAATGAATAGAAATGGAGAATTATTCCCAGATATGAAAGTAGATGGTTGGGTAGGTCCTGTTACGATTTCTTGTTTAAATAAATTAGAACCATATGATAAACCATCATTACTCAAGGTAATAAATGGCTTGCAATTTATGATATATTATAATATAGTTGAAAAAAATCCTATACAAGAAAAGTTTTTCAGCGGATGGATGAAAAGAGTTTAATTATTTACCTAATTTACTAATTAACAAATCAGCTGCTTTATCAGCTAATTTACCTGATTTATCACTTGATGTACCAGTAAAAAAACCATATATACCAACGATTAACGCTACAAGTGTTGTATATAATGTTGTTATTTGTGGACTTATGTGTAAACCAACTATTGCTGCTGAAAAAATTGCTATTGTAATAAGCAAGAATACTGCTATTGTTGTCATTAATACAACCTTTCTAGTTCTACCACGATCTTGTTCTAACCAAATAAAAAACTTATTCATTTTTATTCCTTTTTATCATATTTATATTAAAAATATAATATAAATTGAAATTGTATCAAAATAGATAAATTGAAATTGTATCAAAATAGATAAATTAGAAGAATATTAAGGCATAGGTGGATTAAAGGTATATTAGAGTATAAATAAATTAAAAGGATATAAAATGTTTAGTATATTCAGTAATATAAAGAATGTAATTATGCTATTATTAGGAGTTTTTGGAGTTGGATATATAGCAGTTCAAAAATATAAAGCAGCAAGTGCAACAGATAAATTAAATAATATTCAAAAGAAGATAGCTAAGACAAATGTTATCATAGCTAAAAAAGAAGCTATTGCAAAAGCACAAGGATTAAAAGCAGAAACAGAATCTCATATTGCAGTACTAAAGGATCTTAATAAACAATCTGATGATATTAAAAAACAAATGACTGATATAGCTATTAAAATTCAAAATGCATCTAAAAAAAATAAAAAAGTGACTAAGAGTGTAAATAAATCCGAAATTGCTAGTAATACTAAAACAACAGAATCAAAACCATTTACTGTAGAAGTTTAATATGAAAATTATTATGATATTCATTATAACTTTATTTATGGTTGGATGTGCTGCAAGCCCTAAAATAATGCTTATACCATCAAGTACATATTACCCTACATTTAATACATCTGATTTTAATATAAGTAAACCACATAAAATAAATTTATGGGTACAAACTCAATACATTGGTAAAAAGAAAAAAGTAACTATATGTTCTGAAAAAAAATCTATGTTGAGTCTTATAGAATACACTAAAAAATTAAGAAGTAAATATAATATTCTACTTACAAGAATAAATGCGTTCAACGCACAAATTAAAAAGTTAAATCAAAAACAAAAAATGAAAAAACCTGTAGAGGTTAATAAAATTCCAGATAAATGGTTTAAAAAGTAATCTGGAATTTTACATTTATATAACGATTGCTTTAGCAGCTCTTGTAAATAGTTGTTTGTTATTAATCTCAACATCCATAGCAACTAATTTTTTATAATTGTCTTTACTGTCACTACTAATTTTTTTAAGAACTGAAACAAGTACCTCTATATTAAGACCGTACATCAACGCTAATAATGGGTATGCATCTTGTGGTTTATTATCTATGTATTTATTAACCAATGTTAAAGCAATTTCTGTTAATTGTATTGTTTCAGACTCAGATGTTAATTCTTTTACTGCATCACCTATTTTTTCAATATTTTTTGTTTTTTGAAGTAATTCATTAGTTAAATCTTCAATATCTTTTGCACTTATAATTGATTTATAATTATCGAGAAAATTAATGAATTGTGCAGCAATTGCTTTACCAACTTTACCTGCTATAATAGGGTATTTTATGTTGTTATCAACATTATTAAAATTATCTATGTATCTAGATAACATAGACCATGATCTTGGAGTTGCTGATACATTTTCACCAATTTCACCGTCTTCAGGAATAAAGTGCAATTTTGATGGATTATCTGATATAAACGCACAAACTACTTTATTAATCTTATGTGCTCTTGCCCAATCTAACCAAGTTTCAACATCAACTTCAACTTCTACACTAAGGAACCTATCGAGCAACGCCGGATCCATAGGTTCAACTTGGTAATAACCATTATCTGGATTATCTGCTGCTATAATAAGTGTATCATTATCACCTAATGAAGGTAATTTGTGTTCATGAATTTTTTTATCAAGTACTAATTGTAATGCACATTGTTTTACATCTGCTGGTGCTCTTGATATCTCATCTAAGAATAACGCAGTTTTTATACCTGCTTTATTTGCTTCATTTAATCTATCTAACCAACTTGGAACTGACCATCTTTCAATAACTTTACCATCTACTTCTATATTGTGTGGAATACCCACGAGGTCGCCGACTTCTTGATTACTAAGAAATAAAATTTCAAGATGAACATTATTTTCTCTTGCCCATTGTTTTACAACATCTGATTTACCAATACCATGTACACCTGTCATTAATACTGTGTCATTTACTACTTGTGCTTGTGTCAATAATGGTACTATTTCTGATATTTTCATCTATTTATCCTTTTATGTTTTGTATGTATAATTATATCGGAATAACTTTAAACTAAAATTAAAAACACTAAATTAGTGCATCAATTGTAACTTATAAGTAAACAATATCTTCTGAGTTAAATGTTTCAGGTATTTTTGTAGTACTAGCTTTATCTAAATAAATATATCCGCTAATGTTAATATTTGTAGGTAATTCTTCTACTTTAGATCCATTTAAATAGAGAGAACCTCTAACATTAAGGTTTTTAGGTAACTTCGTTACATTAGTGTTGTTTAAATTAAGAAAACCTTTAACATTAAGATTTTCAGGTAATTTTTCTATATTAGACCCTTCTAAATTAAGATAACCTTCGACTGTAAGATTTTTAGGTAATTCTGATACATTATAATTCCTTAGATTAAGTGAATTTTTGTAATTTCTTTTAATATTACTCATTTTGTAATCCTTTATGTTTATATGTATAATTATACCGGAATAACTTTGAGCTAAGATTAATTTAAAAAATATTCTGGGAATTTGTCCTTTAATATTTCTATATTATGAGTTTTTTTTGCTTTTTCAATTAATTTATCTAATGAATCTATTCTTTGCTGTAAATTTGATTTTTCTTTATTATATCTTTTTACTGTTTCAAGATAAGCATATATAGATGCTTCTTCTTTTGTTGCACTATAATTTTGAACTTCCATATTAGTATTTTCAATATAATATTTATTTTTACGCTTTTGTAATTCTATTAATCCAAGCGTATCACTATATATCCACATTATTTTCCTTTATATTGTGTATTGTTTTGCAAGTATCTTACAAGTGTTAAACACTTTATGTATAATTATTATACAAGTGTTAACAATTATGATAATACTCTTACAAGTTGTTTTTACAAGTATCCTACAAGTGCCTTACAAGTGTTAAACAACTATAACAATACATTTACTTGTAATTGCTTTACAAGTACTATACAAGTACTATACAAGTGTCTTACAAGTGTTATACTTGTAATTGATGTACTCAAGCAGTTTATTTTGTTATATTAGTATTAATAAAAAATCTTTTTTGTCGTGGATATTTTTGAACTTGTACACCTTTATCGAGTGGAGTACTACTTATCCAAAATATTGGTTGTTTAGGAATAAGTTTCCATTCTGATAATTCTTCAATATACATATCTGATAAAAATAAAATACCATCATATTTTATTTTGTTTTCTTTTAAATAATCTATAACAGGTTCCATTCTTGTACCACCAAATCCATTTCTTTTAAAAGATTTACTTTTCTTATTGAATGTACTTATATTTTTTATTTCTGTATCCACTTGTAACATTTTCATATCTGTGTTTGTCATTTTACAAATAGAAGATATTTCATTTAAAGGTATTAAAATATCTTTTTCAGTATCCATACTTCCTGATGTATCAATAGCAACTACGAGTGTAAATGTTCTATCTTTTGTGTGTCCTTTTATATCTGGCCTATTTAAAAATCTTCTTGATTTTCTCATTATAGTAGGACGTTTACCAACTTTTTTATTACCAACGAGATTTCTAAGTGCTTTTTTCCAGTCAATTTGTGCTTTTCTCTTAAATATATCAACGATTTCTTCTATATTACCAGGTAAAGAACCTTGTGATTTTGTTGTTTCCTCTATTGCTTTATTAATCATTCTACTTGTTAAATCTTTTTGTAAATCAGCATTCCCTTCTGATTTACTCCACGTACTATGTGTGTCTAACTTTTTTCGTACATTACCAGATTTTCCTGATTTTCCTGAATTACTTGAGTCACTTGAATCACCAGAATTGTCTGAGTCACCAAAATTACTTCCATCATCTGGATTTTCGGGTATGCTAGGTTCATTATCTTTTAAAAGATTATAATAAAACTCTGCTGTTTGTTTTGATTTTACAATTATACTTTTATCTTTTAAAAGGTTATTAGGCATTATTGCACTTTCAGGTGCTTTCATTTGTATAAGCTGATTTAAAGCACAATCCTCGCTTAAATTGGATTTATGATGATTTATATTTTTACCTGATAATCTACTATTCATTCCAACATGCCCTAATAGAATGTGCATACATTCGTGTATTAAAATAAATATTCTATCCTCTAAGCTATATTCTTTAAACATTGGAATATTTATGTATAAATTGTAATGCGTATTACTAAATGATACACCAGCAGGTGCTGGAATATCTTCTGTTAGAATTATTCTCATTTGTTTTATCATACTAAAATAAAAAAGTCCATTTTTCTTAAACATTGCTGAAACACCCATATTTACTAATGCTGAATCAAGTGGTTCTCTATATATCTTTTTCATTGTTATTCCTTTTAATAATATATTATACCATAATAACTTTAAATTAGTATTAAATGCACTTAATATACTATAATGGTAAAATGTTTAATGTATTATACTACAATAACTTTAAATCATTATTAAATGTATTATAATGACTTAGATATTTGATGTATTATACTATAATAACTTTAAATCATAATTAAATATATTATAATGACTCAAATAACTTATTGATATATTATACTATAATAACTTTAAATTCGTACTAGACATACTCATTTTTATATAATAACAACATTAGATTTATGTTAAGTATATAAATATTGTATGAATTATAAAGAATTAAAACAAAATGAATTAAAACCTCTTAGATATAAAATGTGGATATTGAATAACAAAAAATGTCCTGTGCTTGATAAAGAAATATCATTCGAAAAGTCAGTAATTGATCATGCTCATAAGAGGAATGATGAAGAATATTCACCAACGAAAGGAGTAATTAGAGAATGTCTGGATTTTAGAGTAAATTCTGTACTTGGTAAATTAGAAAATTCATTAAAACGTTCAGGTTTACTTTACTCAGAAGATTTTAATATATCTACATTCCTTAGAAACGCTGCTGATTATTTTGAAAAGGGTGCTTATATTGATGAAGATGGTGATATGTTAATTCACCCAAAAGAGGTAAAAAAATTACCAAAATTATCTAAGAGGAATTATAATCGTTGTAAAAATCTTTATAATAAAGAAATTTTTATACCAAAAAGGAAAAATCAGAAGAAAAAAGTTTTCCCTGATTATCCAAAATCTGGTAAACCTACTAAAAAATTAGTAGAATTATTTAAAAAATTTAATGTAGAACTTTATAATTAAATTTTACCTTTATCTTCAAAATATTTGTACATTTGTTCAAGCATTTTATGATTTTCTATTGTTTCAACATAATCATATCCACTTAATTTTGGCGAATATTCTTTAGGATAATGTTTTTTTATCCATTCTACAGCCATTTTATCTGCTTCTTTATCTTCATCGAATAGATTAGTTAAATCTTCTACCATTCCTTCATATTTTGATGGCATAACTTCATTTATGTAGTCTCTAAATTTCATATTGTTGTCCTTTTTTTATTATTTATACATATTATACTATAAAAATCATAAGAATAAACTTAATTGTAATTTTTATTCTATTAGAAAGAATTTACCTAATAGCACCAAGCAATTGTAAAATATTATTCCATCCGTAACTTTTTAATTCATTTACATTTGTGCCTATTGTTTCAAATAACGTATATTTACCAGCATATTCTCCGCATACACTAACTTTATATTTAGTGCCTAAAATTTTAACAGTTTTTGATTTAAGATCATTCTCTACTTTAATCTTATATCTAGTTTTTTCTAGTTCTTGTACTAAATTTTTTAACATAACATCACATGATGGTGATTCATTTATAAAATCTCTAAATTTCATATAATTATCCTTTTTTTATTATTTATATTATGGGTTATAAATATTGGAATCCCAATTATCTTTACCATATTTTTTACGACCCATATCATTCAATAAAGTGTAAATATCTTGTGTATATTTTGGAATAGGATTATGTGTTTCGTAATCAACAATAGCATTAATACCATCAACTACTTTAATGAGTCTTTTATCACCAACAAGTTTAGCCATAAGTGCTCTGACTTCTACATTATCATTATCATCGATCCATTTAGCTACTTTACTTTTATATTTTGATAAATCAACGCCTTCATTCATTTCATTTATTCCCTGAATAGCGTCTTTATTTAGTTCAACTCTAATTTCTGAATCACCAACACTAGATTGACCGAATGCTGAAATTTCTGTATTGCTTTGATTACTTTTCTTTTGAGCGTTAATTGCTTGAATATTTTTTTTGAATTTAATAACTAATTCATTATCAATGATATCAAAACTGATAAATCCTGGTTGTTTTTTCATAAAATTTTCTAAAAATTTCCAATTATTTTTATTAATTTGAGAATTTTCTAATAAATATTTTCTAAATTTCATATTCTAATCCCTTTTTTATTATTTATATATTTATTATAAAAATTATAATTTACCACTCATCAATGCTATCATTTTCTGTGTGCAAAATACCTCTATATAAACAATCTTGTTTTAAAATATTTTTAAAAGTTTTATTTTCTGCTATAATATATGCAATTTCTTCAACTCTGTAATTATTTGTTTCACAAAAATCTAAAATGTAATCAGAAATTGATCCTTCGCCCTTATTATTAATAAAATCAATAAGTTCATTTAATATAATTTCACTTTTTTCTTCCGGAAATTCTTCATAATATTCGTCTTCGTAGTTAATCATTAAAATCTCCTATTTCATATATATTTTTATAAACCATTAAATTTCCTATTTCATAAGTATTCTTATAAGTGTTTTTATAAATCATTAATGTCCCTTACAATGCTAACTTTCTTTAATAACGGATGTAATTCATTATATTGATCCATTGATATCGTCATAGTTTTTGGATAATGTATTAAAATGCGTTCATCAGAATTTTGTTCGCTAATAATTTGTTTTATTGATTCTACGATATCATCATCTTCATCAATAGTATATTCTTTTTGTTCTGTATCCATATTATCAAGTTCATATGTACTTGAATTAAGATCTTTTCTATGATCAGTAATATTTAAATTATGTTGTAATATTTCATCTGATACTTGTTTTTCTATATTAATTTGTTCTTTCTTTTTTTTATTAATTACATAAATAACACTATTATGTATTATCTGTGATATATAAGAAAATGCGTTTACATATGTATCTGTTATTTTTGATACTTTTGTATGATCAAAATTGTGAAGGTATTTTAATATTTTACTTATTGCATCAGAATAAAATTCAGTGTGATAAGTATAACCAGAAAAATTTGGTTTTGTAAGTATATTTTTTATCATAAGAAGAATTATTCTACCGAAGCGTTCATTTGAATCTTTGCTAATGTAGCAATGTTCGGATAAATTTACGATTTTATTTTTAAGAATTATTTTAATATGTTTTTTCTTCCTTGCCTTATCAGATTTTTTAACGTAACTTTTATTATTTAATTTAGTATATGTTTTTATATACCTATCAATCATACGATTTAATCTATTATTTTTACTTTCTTGTATTTTTATAGTTTTTAATTTTTTATTTTTAGAACGTATTAATAAAGATTTTAATTCAAGTTCAGATGTGTAATTATGCTTAGTTCTTTTCATATATTATATTTCCTTTATAAGATATTCTAACATTAAATATCAATTTATAAAGATATTATAATATTAAATATCTTAATTTTTTATATAATATTAAGATCTATCAAGTACTTCATTTATATATGTTCATATATAAGCGAAGTATATATAATAAATATACATAATTATTTTTTGATATTAAGATCTATTGAGTATTTCATTTATATAAGTTTATACATAATAGGTGTATATAATAAATATAATTATTTGATGTTATTTTCTTAATTCAGGTATATTTTGTTCATCTATTATTTCAAAATAATCGAACTTAATAGAAACTCCAAAAGTTTGTTCTGTTTCATCAGTATTTGTTTCAAATGATAATTCGTCTAAAGATTCTATAATACAATTATGGTATTCTACTTTCATTACAACTTCACCCATATCATTGGTAAAAGATGACCAAAAATCAAAATAATCACAAACAAATGTACCTGTTTTAACATCTATTTTTATTTGTCTGAATATATCCTTATATACTTGATAATTTTCATCAAGCAAGACTTGAAGTGATAATGAACCAAATGTCATTCCACCTGGTGCTAGATTAACTATTGCTCCTTGTCTACCCGATAATTCTGGTATATTAGTTGTTATACTTGGTAATACTAATGATGTAACATAAAATGGTAAAATTTTCATTGCACTTGAACCGCACATATAATTCGTTTTTTGCGAATAATTTCTAGTGTTAATATTATTCAAGTAAAATCCTTTTAAGTATTTATACCTAAAAATGATATACTATACAATTATAATTTTTAAAATGTTACTACATTAATATTATATAATTATATCTTTTAAAATGTTACTGTATTAATATTATACAATTATAATTTTTAAAATGTTACTATATTAATACCATACTATGTAATTATCTTTCGATAATTTTATATGACCTTTTATAATATTATCTTTCGTGCACTCATTAAAATCTTTTTCATTTATATTTGTTACTACATTGTTTCGTATAATATCCGCGAACTCAGGTGTTAATTCTGCGAATTCTTTTCCTGCTACTTTAAATACTCTTTTAACTACATTTAGCTTTTTAAAATGTGTTTTTGATGTTTCGAACTCATTAATTATATAAGTCATAAGCACACAATTTTTTAAATCTGTCATTTTTTCGGATTGCATAATTTTTCTTAAATTATTAGGAATATCAATACTTCTTGAATTAATAAACGTGCAATTACCATATTTTACTACAGCGTTTCTAATGTTTTTCTCTGTACATAATTTGTAAAGCATTGAGAAATTTGCTATGTGAATATTACCTTTTTTAGCTACTTCATTACTTAATACATAATAATCTGGTATTATCATTTTTCTAATCCTTCTTTTAATAAATCAATTAATTCTTTTTTTGATTTTTCATTATATAAGTTATAGACTCTTATATTGTTTTTACTTGCTAGTGAAATTGCTTGACCAGTACCACCTGTTTTTTGTGTCCTTTTATTATCAGTTTCACATCCATCTTTAGTCCAACATATAATAAATTCACTTGGTGTTTGTAAATCTTCTCCAAGAACTTGATAACAATTTCTTGCCATTAATTTTCTTACAGGTGGTTTTAAGTATTTCCAATTTTTATGAATTGTACTTGCTAATTCTAGTGCTTGATATGTTATATTGTACAAGTTACTTTTATTATTATTAAATCCTTTCCACGGTAAATATATTTCTTTATTATTTCCTGCTCCTTTCTCAAAAGATATATCAGAACCATCTGCACCACCACTTCTTAAAATATATCCTTTTTTATTCAAGATTTGTGCTATTTTTGTCATTTCTTCTGAAATTTTATTAGTTATATTTCTTGATCCTATACCTGTATAATATTTCATTATTATCCCTTTAGTAAAAATATTATTCTAACACAATAATGATAAAATACAAATTAAATACAATATTATTTGAAGTTTCTAATAAACAAAAATTAACCTCACTTGTTTAAGTATTCGTGTTTTATACCGTTTTCAGTTATTTCGAAACGAGCAATAATACTCTCAGATGATTTTGAGTATAAAGTTATTGAGTATTCGTACTCAGATTTCTTTTGTACCTTTGGAACACCATATTTAATTAAATCAGTGTAAATTTCATTTATTAAATTTTCATCGAATTTTTCGAAATGATTTTCTTTATTTAATTTTGTAATAATTTCGAATAATGTTAATTTTTTTGGTTTTGCTTTAAAGAAATTTTTTACTTTCCTTATAAGAACATTTTTTCTACTTATACCTTCAATTTTCATATTTTTCCTTTTATTTTATTTTACATTAAAAATACTTAACATTTTAATTAACGAAATATTCTTTATTCAATTTTGCAATAGTTTCTGATAATGATAACTTTTTCGGTTTTACTTTAAAGAAATTTTTTACTTTCCTTATAAGGACATTTTTTTCTACTTACACTTTCAATTTTCATATTTTTCCTTTTATTTTACACTAAAATACTTAATATTTTAATTAATAAAATATTCTGGATATAAATGTTTAGTAATTCGTTTATACCTGAATTTGAATAACAATTTTAAATCATTATTCGTTAATGATGAGTAAAATTTAGCTTCTTGTAGTATTGTATTTAATTTTTCTTCACTTATGTTTTGTATATTAATTCTCATAGCTAGTCCAGGTGATTTTCATAAAATGATTCATTAGGATTTATTATTGATGCATATCTATCATCAATTTTAAATCCAGTAGTTGTCCGCTTACCCATTCTTTACTAAGAATTTCTAATTTATATGTGTTACCCTTTTTTGAAATAACTTTATAGAAGTCATTAAAAGTCATGTTATAAGAAAATGATGTTCTTACTAATGTACCTGGTCGTAAATTTTCTTTGAGTTTTTGTATGGTTTTTTTGCGATTTGCTTTTTGACGTTCTTTTTGAGCTATAGATTCTAAGTTAGAATTAACATATCTAAGAATATCATCTTCCATTCTTTTAAAATATTTGTATTTAGTGTATGTTAAGGGTTTTGTACTTCTACCACTAAATATTTGTAAAAAGAAAAAACCATTTTCTTCTTTTGTATAGATTGATAATGTTGAACCTTTAAATTCTAATTTTTGAGAATTACTCATAATAATTCTTCTTGTTGGTAGTTTTGATAGTTTTGCCATTTATCTATCCTTTTGTTTTGTATATATAATTATACAATAATAACTTTAAGATAAAATTAAAAAGCAAGTTAATAAAAAAATATTATTTTTTTACATTTTTAGCGAATTGTGCCATCCTTCTAACATGTTCATCTTTGTCTTTTAAACCAGCTTCAATAGCCTTATCTGTTATTTTATCACTCATAGATTTAATGAAACCTTTTTCTATTGCCCACTTATGGAACAAACCTTTTTTAATTTTTTCATTCTCTAATATAAAATCTTTGAATTTCATTTTTACTCCTAATTTTTAATTATCTACAATTATTGGACACATTATTAAACACATTATTAGACATCAATTATTAGACATCAATTATTAGACATCAATTATTAGACATCAGTTATTAAACTGATGCTCCTGTTGCGTCTACCCATCCTGAACCATTATACCAAATAGGTTCACCTTTTGTTGTATCAAAATATTGTTGCCCAATTACTGGTGAACCTGGTCTATTACTCGTTGTACCGCTTTGTATAATATGTGGACTTGAAATCCAATTACCTGAACTATCAAGTGATAAAATCTGGCCTGAAGTACCTGTTGGTAATACACTATTTACTGATCCAGCTACCCAGTTACCTGTACTATCAGGAGATAAAATCTGACCTGAAGTACCTGTTGGTAGTACTACATTTACTGAATTAGATACCCAATTACCCTTGCTATCAAGTGATAAAATTTGATTTGTAGTACCTGTTGGTAATACACTATTTACTGATCCAGCTACCCAGTTACCTGTACTATCAGGAGATAAAATCTGACCTGAAGTACC